CTTTTGACCTTAATCGTTTCATGAAATCCTGGAAGTCTTTGTAGTTTAGTCGGTTGTCGCCGAGATTTTCGTCGCTGTAAGTTAATGTTATGAAGGAGTTCTTTTCGTACATTGAAGCTTCGTGTATGCATCGTTGGGCCCATTGTCGTGCGTATTCTAGTCTACATGATATGCATTTTGAGCAAGGAAGTTGAAATGTGGGGTATTCTTTGCTATAGTTTTTGGGAGACCAACATAAGGTCTTTCCGTCTGATTTAAAACCGACGGTTTTAGGGCTCGTGCAGCGCATTTGTACGGGCCTTTTTTTATAAGCGGATTCCGCCGCGCATAGAGCGTGGCGATAGATTTATTTTATGAGTACCTGAGTTCTTCTTGAAGCTTCGTTTCGAATGCTTGCGACTCATTGGTTTTCTTTTCATATGTTTTTTTCCTTTTGAAGAATTTTATGATTTTTATGATCATGTCGATGATTTCGGCTAAAGGCAAGTTTTTCATTAGTTGGTTCTCCTTGTTCTGGACTTATCGGGTGGTCTAGTCCAGTTCTGAAGGATGCTCAATTTTGAGACATCCTGTCAGTGGGCAGTATTACATCAAGGAGAGTATACTGCCCTGGCTAAAATTATTGCATTTGTAGCTGTTTTTGTTGGACCGCTTTTGTTATGTGTTGCGGTGTGTCCAACGGTGTCATTTTCCCGGTTTCGTCATCGTAGGTACCTAAATGGTACAGATCGAAGTCTTCGGGAAATTTGTTTAATTGAGATTTCTCGTCGTTGACAAGTTGGTGGAAATCTCTTTCGGCTTCGCCGTGAGTTTTTTTGAAGAAAGGCTGTGTGAAGTATTCAGCTTTCTGGTCTCTGATTGAGTAGATCTTGTGTGTCATGTGTTTTTCCTTTGTTTGAGATTGGCGCGATTGCCAATGTCGTTTCCTAGTATGTGAACTAGGCGTGATAAGTAAAGTGTTTTTTTTGCTTTTGTTTAATTTACAAAAGAGAGAGGCAGAGATGGCCCCGCAAGGGGACCCGCTCTGCCTGTTATTCGTGCTAGGGCACGTTTTGGTGTGAGGAAGTTATGAAGGTGGGACTGTATTTGATTGCGGTGATTGATTTTGAATTTGAGATTTTATTTTTGATTGTGCGGTATCTGATAGTAGTCCTAGTTGTAGTGCTTCCTCGTGATTTGCATCGTCTTCAATGAAGGCGATGAGTTGATTTGGGTCGTTCTCGAAACGAGAACGTATTTTTGATGGGAGTGCATCGAAAGCATGTTGAGCTTCGAAGACTGTGTTGAGTGCGGTTTGATAATCTTGAACGTTTGAAACGTCTAAGAATTGACCGACTTTTTTTGATAGGGGGAGTTCCCCAGTTTGAGTGTAGATTTTTATGATGTTGTTGATATCACATTGTTCTTTGAATTGTTGTTGAGTGAGTGTTGGTTCGTCGTTTGTAGATTCTATTGATATAGTTCCATTTTTACGAACGGTGATTTTTTGATTTGGTTTTTTTCTGATTTCCATTTTGGGTTCCTTAGTTTTTGTTGAAGAAGTCATATGATTTTTGGTTTTTCTTTGAGCCCTCTAGGGCTTTTTTGTGGATTGAGTTCATGTCAAGTTTTTCATGTTTAGCTGATGAACCGAACATTTGTTTTACTCGACCCCATAGTGTGTCTGTGAGTTCGCCTTTCCATGCTTCTTTTTTAAGTACGTTATTTTCTGTAAAGGTTTTTGCGATTTGGGCTTGAGTGAGTGAATTTTGGGATTTTGTTAAATTCCTAGATTCAGCCATGTTTTTAATTTCCTCGGCCTGTCGTGCCATTGCTTGTTGTAGGTTTTTAATTTCCATAGCGGATGCGAGTGCTGGTGCGATTGTATTTTGAGCTTGTGATGACGCACCGCTTGGAGTGCTAGAACCTGCGTTTGCTGAAAGAATAGGATTTAAGCCAGCGGCTCGAAGGTCGGCTACTTCTCGTTGATGTGCAGTTGAGGACATTTGGCTTTGATATGCCATTTGTTCGCGCGCATTGTCCTGTGATTGAGCGTTAGCGCGTTCGCCGCCTAGGAATGATAGGCCAGCGCCAAGTGCTGCTGTACCCCATCCTGAGAAGGCTCCGCCGGCTGCTGCTGCACCGGCTCCTTGAGCTGAGACCATTCCGGCGCCAGCGCCTCCAGCGGCAGCGCCTCCGGCGGCAGATCCTCCGAAGAGGGCTCCTCCACCGTAAATGGCGGCTCCAATTGCTGCTGCTGCTGTTCCTGCTTCTTTCCAATCTTTTGAGTGATCGAAGTCCGGCAGGATGTCCCTGCCGGTTGTTCCGAGTCTGTCGCTAAACCAGCTCATTAGAATTTTCCTAATTTTACTGGGACTGAATAAGTTTGCATTGGACGCGCGTGTTTGTAGTTAAACCAGTAGTCCGCGATTAGGTCAGGTCCGTCAGTGACGGCGAGTGCGCGGGCGATTGGTGTGTTTTGCACTATAAATGTCGCATTCAGGGAAGGTAACGAAGTAAATTTTTCGGCCATGTGCCAGTAATCGAGAGGTGTAGTGAATGTAGATCGGAATTCACCTTTGATTTGTGATGGCATGTATCGGTATTCGGCGTAGCGCTCTTGGTAACCGAAAACCGCAGCATCCTGCGTAGGGTTTGCGGTACCTTGAGCATAAATTTCTTTGTTTAAAATTGTTTGTTCGCCTAATTCTTGTAATTTCGGCCAGAAGAAGTCGTATCGTGTCGATCTGAACCACATGCGGTTTAGGCCTTGTTGATATGTTAAATCTGCTCGGGCGCAAGCAAGTCCGATGACGTATCCGTGTTCGACGAATGAGTGTGTGAAGCCAATGCCGCTGCCAGAAGCCGTTGCGAAAGCTCCGAGTTGTCCAAGCGCATTTGAGCCTGAAGTAGGGCTTGTCTGTGCGATCGGGTGAGCGTTGATTTTGGTTTGTCCTCCGCCCAAGTATTCAGCTCTTTGTAAGCGGAAATCGGGACTCGTAACTTGGAAATGTGCTTTAAGAATTTCGACATATCGTGTTCCTCCTCGTGCGTCTAGTTCCAGTAATGATTGAACTTGGAATGCTTGACGTAACTGATTTATTGTTGCTGCTGATGCTGATGAGAGGTCTGCGAATAGTTGATTCGAGCCCGTATTTGTTGTCATTCCTACTATGTAATCTGATGTGGATTTTTTGATGTCCTTTAATGCGCCGGCGGAGTTTTTGATCGAGATTCTGTTTGAACCTGATTCTGTGTTGTCGAAAGTGCCGGTGCCATAAATTGGTGCTGATGTACCTAATGGTAAAGTAACTGCTGCACCTTTTTGTGGCCAAGGTAATGCTGATGTGAAGTAGTCATGTCGTTTTCCACGTTTTAGTAAAGCATATTCTGCTGGTAGATCGGGGCCATTATCTGTTGATAATAATACCGAGTTTTGTATGTTTTCATCACGAAACCAGTCGTTGTAGATTTTTTGATAAGCTCGGAAAGGTAGAGCGTTGACAACTAATCCAGGAACTCCGGTCGGGATTCCCATTTTGTCTGAGATTGAGCCGACGAGTTCTCCTGTTGATGCTGTTGTTGTGAGCGTTGGAATGACAAAGTCAATGCTGTCGCCTGGATTGTCTTGTGCTCCGTTGAATTTTTCCCAGTTAGTCCAAACAAGACGATTTGGTACGAAGAAGAAAAAGTAGTCGATGTATAAGTTGTCCATGATTGGAACCTTTTGAGTTGCCAAGCGCTGGAACGTGGATACGTTGAGATTGCAAGTGTCGCCTGGTAAAATTTCGTCGACGAAAATTGGTACGAGATAGTCAAAGTCATATGTGTCTTTCGTGGTGTGAGATCGATCGAATACTGATCGTGCCATTGTGACATTTGGTGTTTGTGCGAATGAATGTTGTGAGTTTCTGTTTGATTTTAACATGGGTTCCTTAAAGTTTTAATAGTGTTTGTAGTTTGTCAAATTTCTGCTTGAGAATTTGAGCGCGAGTTTCGTTTCGTGTGATTTGTTTCGGTTTTCCTTGATTAAGGCGTTCCCAATTTATATCCCATTCTTCTTTTGTGATTCTTTCCTCCTCTATGATTAGTCGTTGTAGTAATTCTTCTTTTGTTTTGGTGCGGTAAAGGCGCCAGTGCCCCGGTCGCTCCCGTTTCAGCCATTTTTCGTAATAGCGCGGGACTCCGGACTTAACGCCGTCCGCATTGATTATATAACCATGATTGAAGACGTCTTCCCAGTTTTTTTCTAGCCAGCGTTTTCCGATTGCGTGTTTAGAAGACTTTTTTGATATAGGAGCATAATCGTGCTCCTGATCTTTGCCGTGTACGAGTTTTTTAGCTGCGTAGCGAGCACAGTATCCTGCAGATTCAATTGTGACGGAGCCAATTTTTGTTTGGCCATGTCCCCATAATGAATCAAGAGTGCTTGATGTAAAGACTTTATCTCCTCGTTCGGTAGTGAATTGATGTATCTGATCTGTAGGGGACCAGTTAAAGATAATAGCATGCCAATGTTTTCGTTTAGTGTGCTCACCATATTCCCCTGTGACAAAGAATGAGATTTCGAGATGAGGTTCTTTTGACCTTAATCGTTTCATGAAATCCTGGAAGTCTTTGTAGTTTAGTCGGTTGTCGCCGAGATTTTCGTCGCTGTAAGTTAATGTTATGAAGGAGTTCTTTTCGTACATTGAAGCTTC